CCTACCCGGAACCTGCATCACACCTAGACTACGCCAGCTCAACCTCGTAGAGTAGTCACCAGACGGAGTCTGCAACGTTCCTGCCGAAGTGTAAGTTACGCCCCTGTCGTCGGAATAGGTAAGCGAGACAGTTGTTTGTGATCCATCATACAAATTCCCCACACTGCCAAGAACTTGAAGAGAAAAACATTGGTCTCCATTATAGCTTTTAACAAGGGTTTGACTTTGGACAACTCTCTCAAATGTACTTGGAAGCCCAGCTATATCAGCAGAGTCATCATAATCATATTCAGGGTCAAGAAAGTAAAGAACACCGAATGTGTCATCACCGACAACAACATTACTACCATAACCACCAGCATGACTATTTGCACCAGCCCAGTTACAGCCGTTGTAGGCAAACCAGAGGTCACCAAGCTGTGACCCCCATACGTACCACTGTTCCGTAGCAACATCATAAACTAAGGTGCTTTGAGTCCCTAGACGAAGAACATAGTAATCATGTCCATCGAGAGTAAACGTCCAAGCCCGGATATGAGGATAGGCTACTCTGCCTTTAGCAACAGCAAAAACTCTTGCTTGCGAGACTTCGACATCAGCTAATTCTTTAGAAGGTGCCAGTACTCGGGCCTGAGAGACTTTTAGATTAGGAGTAGGTTTATTCGCTAAAGCCAGTACTCGTGCTTGTGGGCTAGTTACACTGGCGGCTTGAGTCATTACAAAGTCCTATCGAGTTTCAGTATTGCACTGTTAACACCTGTCGGAGTCCAAGCCACCCCGGTTGCCGGATCAAGCTCAGAAACATCAGTGAAGTAGGTTTGAGTAGTAGTAATCGCCCTATTAGTACCGTTATGCGTCGAACTACCACTTACTCGGCTGACCTGCAACTGACCATCACCACCATCACTCTTACCAGCCCTAGCAAGTGTAATAAGACCCTTAACAGAGGTCACATCTGCCGGAAGATCGGAAAGACCGAATGTAGCAGCGGCGGGCATAGCAGGGTATGGGGCCGAGATATAATCTGTAGTCGTAGGAGGATTATTATCTAGGATGCTGAACCCATTAGGACCTGTCGAGGTCCAAGGAAATGATACGTCTGACGTAGTCGTAAGTTCATAAACAAGAACCGACCCAGGAAACGTAATATTCGTGGAACCAGTTCCATCCCAAATTACAAAGTCTTTGACGTAGTAGTTATCACTAGAACTAGAAGAGTCAGGATCATTAACGATTTCTACCTGTTGGATACCCGTACTACCAGTATTAATACCTGTCTGAAGGATAACAGGAACGTCTTCAACGCGAACCTCAAAACTCCCGGTGCTAGCATTAATTGTCGTCATCAACGCAATATGCCACCACCCTTGAGCAGTAATAACAGGAGCGGATGTAGAGTACAAAAGAGCATCTGCACCCGAACGAATTTCAAGGTTACCAGTAGTTGATACATTTAGATAATAAAGTTTACCAGTTCCACCATCTAGGAATTGGACGGGACGAAAACTTAGAGGAACGTGAGGAAGAGCAGCACACCACAGTCGGAAACAAACACCAACAGTGGTAGTCGCACCAGCGGGAAGAACATAACGACACGTTTGGTAGTTACTATTTCCACCATAAGTAGCGGTCATTTCTAGAACCTGACCAGAAGAAGCTCCATCAGGATCATCAACTAGAAACGGATTTCCGCCAACATTCTGAGACGTACCTACACGAGAGTAGATACCAGATGTCATTAAGGAAATAGACCCTCCGTAGTGACTAAAATTATCAGCATGAACTAGCATGTTAAAGTCCTATATTAGAGAAGACGGCTTCAGCAGCCATTGCTTTACGGATACGTTCTTCGATTGATGGATTAGAGATACGATTTTTCCCTTGAAACACCGCACCATCTTCGTCTACCACAATCAAACTATCCTTTACTTGAACAGCCGTCCCTTGCCATGCTCCTCGATCAAATAATATCCCTTTGAAGCGGGCCATTGGTGCTGTAGCGTCTCCGGTCGTAATCCAAGGTTCTGTAGTGTTTTCACCCATAAGCCAAAACATATCACCAAAGACTACTACTTGATTTACGCCATCAGGATTTCGTTCTGCTGTAGCAAAGTTAAGCGGATTAATAGTATTTTCACCAGGCTCAACCCAGTAAAAACGACCTTTAATATCCGTGCCTTGAAGGGGGACTACAATTACATAAGAGTTAATATGTGCTACCGAAATAGCACCTGCATCATCGGGAACCTCTACTGATCTAAGCTGAGGGCTTCCTCCGCCTGAAAGAGTTGTGCCATCCCATGCCGTATTCGCACCTGTCTCAGTCGTTGATATAGAGTTACCGGCAATACCGGCTGTTGCATACTGGACGAATAATTCAGACGATGTATAAGCTGTAGCTTTACAAGTAGGATGAGGAGTAAGTGCCGTGCTATAGTCAGTGCCCGATGCACCTGTTCCATTGATCGCATTAAATAGATTAGTGATAGCGATTGTATTACTAGCACCCAAATTAACCAACCAAGGCGAACCAGATGTACCAGCAGGAGTGCCAGTATTAACTGAACCACTCGTCCACTTATAGTACACGGTATCAATCTTAACCGTATCATTAGTAACAATCGCACCTGTCGCCTGAAGGTGGCCCAAGGCATTACCGTTATCGGTATAAACCCACAACACCTGTCCGTCGGCAATGAATAGATACCCCGGAGTAGTTCCAATAGGCGCTGTAGCGCACATGCTGACATCACCAACAGGGTAATCACTAAGCGCACCAACACTGGTTACTGTGAGTGTAGAACCAGAGACACGATATAGTGTCGATGCAGAGACTACAAAAAGGTCTCCGTTAAAGGCTCCGGGGGAAGTATAAACCTTCCTGATGGGGCCATCACCAACACTTATAGCTCGGCGCAGTCCCGGACGAGCAATTGCGGAAACCTCTTCAGACTCAACGGGATTCTTTTCAAGAAACCTATTCTTGAACATCAATCGAGGAGTTTTTGCTACTGCCCGAAGATAGTCATTGCTCCAAAGAGGGATATTTTTCATTAAAAGAAGTATCCTTTATTGAATTGAATCTGTGCTTCAGATGGCGATACGGTTTGTCCGAAGTTGTCTCTGTCGATAGCAACCTTAGGCATACGAAGCAAGGCGAGTTCAGACTGCATCTCAGTCGTCTGCCTATATCGGGCTCTAAGCTGTACTTTACTTCTGTTATGAACTGCTGTGCTTTGGTCATCAATAGTCGTACCATAAGAGGGGTTAAGGCGAAGAGCTAATTCAATGATGAAGTAGTCATCAAATTCAGAAGGAAAAGGAAAAGTATCATCTATCAATAGCGATGCATACTTAATCCAATTACCAGTATCGGCTCTATAAAACCATTCCGTGTCTGTATTATTGGTGTTGAGGATAATTGACGGACTGGATTCAATACTACGGCCGTTTCCATAAATAGTTACAGGGTAGGTAGAAAGATTACCAGAAACATCAATAGCTGCAAATCGAGCACCATCATCGGGATGAGGAGTTAGATAAAGATTAACAGTTTCGGTCAAGTTAAACATGACCCGAGTATTCGCAGGAACGAACCAATCAGTATCGTCAGGAGTAGTAGGATACCAAGGGTAACCACTAGGACGACTATAGTTGTGTGATCCAATTGCGAGAGAGGTGAATTTATCGCCTGCTTCATTACCAAAGACTGATTTAACAATCCGGTTTAGATAGCGAAGAGCTTCAGTATTTTGATTATCAGAAGGCGACGCTCCTAGCGCCACTAAGTTACCTTTGCGATAAGCGTCAGTAATAATTTCAGTAACCGTGGTCATAATCAAATCCTATAAAAAAATAGGGGCATAACCCGAAGGTCAGAGGCCCCTATCATTAGTTAGCTAAGCGAAGTACCACCATTGATACGAGTCACACGCTTGCGACCACCCGCGAGGGTATTCGCCTGAAGCGCAACGTCGAATCGGATGCTATGCGCACCAGTGTTGAAGTCGCTGCTCTTCCACATACGAACGCTCATCGGAACCTTCGTGAGGTTAACACGCGAACCCTGACCAGTAGCAGGCATAATCAGATCGGCAGTATTAACAACCACAGCAGCCTTGTTCACCATGAAGCGAGGCTGAAGAACCGTCGAGGCGGCAGCGAGGAAGTTAACGGCAGCAGTATTACCCGCAGCCTGAGCAACCGTCTGATACGGACCCGAAGTGATAATCGCCGGGAAGACACGGACAGTGGCAGTACCACCAGCCGCAACGGCAACGTCACCTACGACACGGAACTGCTGAAGGTAACCAAGCGCCTTCTTAGCCCGACGGTCGTAAGCATACACACCAGTAATAGTGAAGATTTCACCATCCTTGATAGTAGTGCTCGCACCAAGAGTACCCATGCTCAGAGTCTGAGTAAGATACTGACCCGGAGCAGGAGAAATAGCCACCGATTCATAGGTCGTAGCCGATTCAGCCGTACCAGCAGTCAAAGCCGCAGTAGCATTGCGAGTACCGACAGTGAACGACGGAAGCTGCTGAGTAAACACCGTGGGAATACCCGCGACATTACCAGTGAAGCCCTGACGGAACACGCCTTCACCGATATCAGTCAGTGAAGCATTGTTGTTCAGTACAGTCGAACCCAAGGCCTGCCAGTCCTCGTAGGACAAGACAGCCGTTAGATCGTCATCGACACCTTCGTTACGGAGACGACGATAGCCGTCCGCAATCTGTGCCCACGTCGAAACATTAGTGGCACCATCACCGCTCTGCCAGTTCGAGGCAAGAGCAATATACTTCATAATATAAGAGTCGATATCTGTAGCGAGACGAAGAGCAGCCGCCTTGAGGGACTCACTCTCACGAGCATCACCAATGTCACGAATCTTCACGAAGTCGCCCCAGCCCATCGAGCTGTTAATGGTCTGAGCAATCTTGTACTGCTCGGAGCCGAACGTAGTGTTCTGGACGCCGGAAGTAAGATCAGCCACACCATTAGAGGTAAACGTGGTAGTATAGTCGGGAGTGACCTGTTCAACCACGGTAAGGCCGTTAAGGTCATTCATTTCAGTATCAAATTTCTTCCACGTAACAAGGTTCGTAGAAACCAAGTTATTCTGGAAGATAGCGGCAAACGTATTAAGTACCAGTCGCTGTTGGTCAACAGTTACAGTAGCCATTAAAAGCATATCCTTTCAATATGAGCTACGTCCTCCGTTGAAATTTACTTTTTCTTCTTAAAAAGCTTTTGGGAGAACGCATCAAGGTCGTCCGTATCATCAGGAACGTCTGGCATTACCGCATTTGTACCCCTTAGATGGGTACTCGGCGGAACCGGAGCCTTCGATACTTTAGGGCGAGCCTTTTGTTTTTCTGCCTCTGCATCCGCGAATTTACTTTCCAAACGACCAAGAGCAATAGTAGCTCTGGTCGGGCCACTGGCCACAATCTTGTCAGCTTCATCGAGGTTATTTGCGAGGTAATAAAGAACGTCCGGACCAAAATCCATGCTCATAAGAGTAGCGGTCAAATATTCACCGTAGGCTTGGTTAATTCCACTAAAGGTTCCGAACAGTTGTTCGCCCTTTTCATGAAAATCAGGATAGCGCTCCTGAGCGGGTCCAAGCTTTTCCGTCCAACTCTCTTGGAGAGCTTCGCGTTCGGTTTCATACTGTTTCTGCTGTGATGCCTTTTCTTCTTCAGCCTTCTGAGATTCACGCTCTTGTTTAAGAGTATGCTTCGTAAGGTCTCGGATAAAGTTAGGATCAAACTCTCCAAGTGGATACTTCTCAGTACCGTCTTCGAGTTTATCATCAGGAGCAGGGCCGGATACTTCTTGAGAAGTATTAGGTTGTTCGTTCGGTGGAGTAGTAATCTGCTTTTTAAGGGCTTCGAACTTGGCTTCCAACGCTTGT